TTCTCCTATAGTTACCGATTGATGATAGTGCTAGACAGCTATAAATTTACAATTGTAAGTTTATTTTCGTTGTCTAACACTATAGTATTATACAGATGCGTGACTCAGTTGTCAACAACATCGTACAAAATAGTACCATCTTCCTCCTCTGTCATGTCGAATAGTGTTTGATTACTGGTGTGTAAACACTCGTCACATAGGTCGAGGAACTCACCTGTCTGCTTGTCTTTCCTGACTGACTCATAGTCCTCAAGCAGTTTGTTACATGCCTTACAGCGCATTAGTGTATCTCTCCTGAGCTGTTGAACAACTGGTCGTGCATCGCCTGTACCTGTGACAGTGGCCTGTTCTCTAAGTCCTGCATGAGGTGGTCTGCACATATGACTAGCATTTCACTCACTGGCATGACGTTGATGCGATAGTCCACTAGCTCTCGACACATGCGCTCAATGGGATCTAGCTCATTGGGATCTGTCACGTCTGCATCGTAGCTGTATGAATCACTCATATAAATATTCCTTTAACCATTCATCTGTTGCTGAGGTTAGGTGACCGTACTGCTCGACTTCTTTTACGTATGTGTCACCGTACTCCCAGCTATCATACGTCAATGGTGACTTGGCTGCAACAAACCATCGTGCATATGGATTGTCGCGCTCCTTCTTCACACCTTGGTATGTCTTGAGTACACGCCACTCCCATCCCTTTGGATTCTTGAATGTGGCGTAAGGCTTTGATACGTCTACAGTTTTTCCAAACTTGGTTCTGTTACTCATTGCTTGCTCCTAGTCTGCATTTCTGTTGAGTTTGAAAACGTACACATCTTTCTTACTGGGGTGCATGTATAGGCTGTAGCGCCCTCGGCAATAAGCATGCGCTGCGACCTGCACATTAGAATGTTTGGTCTTTTCCACCAAGAACCACTCTCCCTCTCGCATGTTCTGCATCAATGGTTTCCAACTTCCTTTGCCTCGTGAGTGTAGTTGCTCGGGCGCTGCTGATTTGTTCACCTTGTAGAATTGCATTTGTTTTCTCCTATTTATTTATTTACAATTGTAACTTTTTTGTAGTAGGTGGTGACGATAGTCTGCAACCCAGCTACGTCCTCCACGGTCATGGACTTGAGTCTCCCAGCGTGGGGGAAGTACCAGCTACGCTTGCCCAGATGCACACCCAAGTAATGGGAGCCTGAAGTCAAACCAAAGCGGCGCTTATTTACTCGTAGTCGATAGATCATTGTAGTTCTCCTAGTGGTTTTGATGTTGTGTATTATACTTGTGAATTTTGAGTGAGTCAAGCAAGCTCACTCTCCCATGTGTCGCACTTGTGACAGTAGTATGATTCTGCATACTGCATCACTGTTGCTCTGCCTGACAGGTGCTCCCATTCTGCTGGATGGTGTTCCCATTCGTGGTCGCACTCGTCGTAGTCTACTAGCTGTAGTTCTTCGTTGTCCATTAGTCATCCTCGCCTATTTGAAATCTGAATCCGTCATCATGAAAGAAGGTGATCTCCTGCTCTATCACGCCCTCTCGCTGCCAGTTTAGCTCACGTATAACCTCACGCACAACCTTTCTGTCTATGTGTAGGCGCTCGGCTATTCCTTCCATTGCACTTTTGTCCACCTTAAAGTGTTTTCCGTGTATGACCCTGAGATTAGTCCAAGTTAGATCATCCCCATTATCATGGGTGGTCATCGTTACTTTTTTTACATTATGAAAGTTCATTATCTATCCTCGTTTTTTTACAATTGTAAATTCTTGTTTGTGGGTGAGCAGTTTATCCACATACTCAGGTGGCTAGGGATTACCTCGCCGCTAGATAGTCATAGTGTACCTGAGACACTTGCTCGCCGTCAACCCAGTGTTTAGGCTGCTTCTTGGCGATTAGATCGCACCAGCTATCCCAAAGCCATGAGCATCTACGCTGGCGACATGCGTCCACATAAGCCGCAATCTTCTTATGCCTAGTCGCTGGCTGTACCTTCTTGCTGAAGGATAGCACAGACTCAGGTATCGAAAGCCGCCGCAGATTGTGAACGTCGATACATCCTACTCTACCAGCAAACAGTTGACAACAAAACCCTGCCTTAGCTAACCCAAGACCCTCGACTCGCAGGAATATATCCATCAATTGCAAGTCTAATTCTCGACCCCTGTGCTCTGCAATCGCTTGCATGGCATCATCATACAATGGTTTAACATTTGAACGCAACCACCTGTATGTCCTGAGTTTATTACCCCAAACAAAACGGGAGTTTGACCCAAGTTTGCGGTAGTCAATCATTTGTTCGCCGACTTTATACCACGGCTGTTGTATTGATAGTACCACCATCATAACCATGTCTTGCAGGTTTTCCGGCGACTGTTGTGCGTACTCATTGATGAGCACATTGTGTTTTTTGAATCCTGACATTTTTCTATCCCTAGTTTTTTTACAATTGTAAATTTTATGCTGTCAATTCTAGCACGAACATATACACAATGCCAAGCCACATAGCCATGACAATGGTTCCGCCTAGGATCGCTGGCAGCACACCATCGTGCCGCCTTGGTTTATCGTCGCGCTTGTGTGGCGCAAAATCTCTCATGCTACTCATGACAATTCCTCCAATATAAGCCTGCCAGAGCATTCTAGCAGGCCGTGATTCCCAAGTCTACTTAAGCGCTGCGATCAATTGCTTGGCGATCTGCGCTTGTGCCTCGGGTGATTCCGCCGATACTTTATTAAAGAATTCAATCAGCACCGGATCGACTAAACCGCTGGGCGCTCCGGTATCGGTTGATTCCTCTTCGCCTTCGCCTTCACCGCCAGCGCTTGGTTTGCTAGGCTTGCTAGGCTTTTTCTCCGAGGCTTTAGTCGCAGCTCTCGCCGCTTTTATCTCGGCCACCATATCGACGTAACACTCGGGCGCTCCGGCAAAGTCTTTGCAATACTTCTTAAACTCGGACAATGTAACACCGATCCGAGCACATCCGTCTTGCTTGCTCATCTCGCTAGCGTTCTTGAATCCTGCAGCGTTCACGAATGCTGTCTGGAATGCCTTAAACTGTGCCTCATCATGGCCGTGGATCGCTGGCTTAAATATCTCGAACAATTCCGCCATTTGAATTTTGGCTTTGGTCTCGTTTGCGATCATCTTACGGACTAATTCGCGTGATGCCTTGGCTTGCTCGGCGGTCATGATCTCGTTTGCAATGGCTTTATTCAATTTCATTTTGTGTATCCCTACTTATGTATTTATTTATTTGTTATCGGATATCAACCGATGAGCAGATCCTGAACCTATGCAAACCGTATTGCAACCCCTCAAACGAAAATAATTCAATTTTTTTTTACAATTGTAAGATTATTTTTGTGTGCGTATGTATATAAAGGAAACAGTCGAGATGCTCATGCAAGATGTGTGCCAAGGTATGCCAAAGGGTACTTAAGCGATCCTCACACTTTGGCATGCATCTTGCATATACTTGGGTATCCTTGAGCATGCAAGAGACGTGCCAAGTCTACATGAGTTTTGCTCAAGTTAACATGAGGGCGGCTCATGTACAAAGGGACGGGGGGTCTGCGCGTGTGCTACTTTTTATTGTAGTTGGCACTCAGGTACATCAAAAGTAAAATTAGAAAAAATAGGTAAATGTAAGTATTCACTAACAAAGCCAAGTCCTTGAATACTAAGGAATAATCCAGCACTGTAAATTAACACGTAAAAGGACTTGACAAATGATCAAAAGTATGCTATAATAGTTAAGTATTCTTAAGAACAACTAAGGCAAAATACATTATGAATGATAATGAACCACCTAAAAGAAAAAGAGGTAGACCTAAGAAAACTGATGTATCCTCAAGAGCTAGAGGAGGCAGGGGTAAAGTAGGTAGACCTAAAGGTGATGCTGGTATCATCAATGAGTACAAAGCTAGGATGTTGGCTAGTCCTAAGTCACGTAAGGTACTAGATGCTATCTTTGATGCTGCTTTAGATAATGAGCATAAGAATCAAGCAGCAGCTTGGAAGCTAGTTATGGATAGGATGTTACCCTTAAGTTACTTTGAGAAAGACAGTGCAGGGGGTAGATCTGCTGTGTCTATAACGATTTCAGGTATAGGTGCAGGTACTGTGGAAACTGATGTTACACCTAACGAACCAATAGAAGGCGAGTTTAACGATGTTTAAGCACTTTACTAGAGAAGAGTTTGTGTGTCAAGCCACAGGCGAGAATGAAATAGAGGATGAACTAATATATGCCTTGGATGAACTTAGAGAGCACTGTGGTTTTCCTTTTGTTATCACAAGTGGCTATAGATCACCTGACCATCCTATTGAGTTAGGTAAGAAAAAACCGGGTACACATGCACAAGGCATAGCAGCAGACATAGCTGTGTCCTCTGGTCTACAAAGGTACACTATAGTAAAGAATGCTATTAAGTTAGGCTTTACTGGTATTGGTGTTGCTGGAGGTTTTGTGCATGTAGACATTAGAGCTACTGATACACCTGTAATGTGGACGTATAGTTAGTGCTTACTAACAGAGAGTACAAGAAGACTTTAGCACAACAAGAGGATCTAAACTGGGACGGAGATCCTGAGTTAGATGCTGAGTATGAGTGTGCTGAAGAGAAAGATTTAGACGAGTACGTCGTTAAATACTTTTACGATTAACCTAATAAGGAAACCCCAATGGCAATACCAGCACTAGTAGCAGCAGCAGCAAGATTCATTGCTCAGAAAGGTCTTAAAGAAGCAGGTAAAAAATATAGTAAAAAAGTTTTAGAAGAAGCTAAGAAGCATGTTAAAGATGTAGGGACTCCTAAAAAAGTACAGCAAAAGCGTTCAGAGAAAGCTACTAAAGGTCAAAGAACTTACCGTGAAGGTCAAAGAAAAAGTGGAACTGTAGGTGCTGGGCTAGGTGTAGCAGGAACACTAGGTACTCAAAAACTTTTAGAAAAAGAAAATAAAGGTAAGGTGGTTACTAGAGGAACAAGAAAAGCTGAAGCTAACCCTAAAGGTGGTCGTGTTAATCCTTCTGACTACCCTACATACAAGAGAAATACTGAATCAGCTAAGTCATTTAGAGCAGCGCAGCGAGCAGCTAAAGCAAAAGGAAACAAGACATTTACTTGGGAAGGCAGACGTTACAACACTACTGAGAAGTAATGACTGATCTTAACATACAACTACTGGATTGGCAGCAACAAGTATGGGAAGACCCTACTAGATTTAAGATTGTAGCTGCCGGTAGACGTACAGGTAAGTCCAGACTAGCAGCTTGGATGTTGATTGTTAATGCTCTACAGGCAGACAAAGGTCATGTGTTCTATGTAGCTCCAACACAAGGGCAGGCCAGGGACATCATGTGGCAAACACTATTGGAACTGGCGCACCCTGTTGTAACTAACGCACACATAAACAACCTACAGATTAAACTAGTCAACGGTGCAACCATCAGCCTCAAGGGTGCTGACAGACCAGAGACTATGCGTGGTGTGTCACTAAAGTTCCTAGTGATGGACGAGTACGCTGACATGAAGCCTGAAGTCTTTGAGCAGATCCTTAGACCTGCCTTGGCTGACCAGAAGGGTGCTGCACTGTTCATTGGTACACCTATGGGGCGTAATCACTTCTACGACCTGTACAAGTACGCAGAGCTAGAGGACGATGAGTCCTATACTGCATGGCACTTTACAAGTTATGACAATGAGTTGTTAGACCCAGATGAGATTGACCTAGCTAAGAAGTCTATGTCATCCTACGCATTCCGTCAAGAGTTCATGGCATCCTTTGAAGCTAGAGGCTCAGAGATGTTTAAGGAGGAGTGGGTTAAGTTTGGTGAAGCACCGGAGATAGGTGACTACTACGTTAGTATTGACTTAGCTGGCTTTGAGGACGTAAGTAAGAAGAGAACTAAAAACTCTAAGCTGGATGAATCAGCTATTGCTGTTGTGAAAGTAAATGAGAATGGCTGGCACCTAGAGAACATGATATATGGTCGCTGGGACTTAGCGGAGACAGCTAGAAAGATCTTTGAGGTTGTTAGAGACTACAGACCCATCAGTGTAGGTATTGAGCGTGGTATCTCCAAGCAAGCTGTGATGTCACCTCTAATGGACTTGATGAAGCAGCGTGGTAGATTCTTTGTTGTAGAAGAACTAACACACGGCAACCGTAAAAAGACAGACAGAATCATGTGGGCGCTTCAGGGTAGATTTGAGAATGGTCAGATTACTCTAGGGCAAGGAGAGTGGAATAGTAGATTCATGGATCAGTTATTCCAGTTCCCTGACCCGTTAACACATGATGACCTTGTGGATGCCTTTGCGTACACAGACCAACTAGCTAAAGTAGCGTATTCATATGACTTTGAGATTGATGATCTTGAGGTCTTAGACGCAGTAACAGGATATTAACATGGCGAAGTCAAAAGTAAATGCTGCTGGTAACTACACCAAACCCACTATGCGTAAGAACCTATTTAATAAAATCAAAGCAGGTTCAAAAGGTGGCAAGGCTGGACAATGGTCAGCGAGGAAAGCCCAGATGTTGGCAAAAGAATACAAAGCCAAGGGTGGAGGATACACATAATGGCAAGAGCAGGCACTAGAGCTAGGGCTCAGGGAGCT